GGTTGATTACAAGTATGAGGCTGAGACCTTCAAGTATCTCAAGCCTGCCAAGGTTTCACGGTATACCCCTGACTTCATCATCACTACACGTCCTGATGGGACCACTAAGGATCGCCCCCTGATCATTGAGAGCAAGGGGCGGTTCGTCACAGCAGACAGACAGAAGCACATCCTCTTCAAGGATCAACATCCTGAGGTGGACCTACGCTTCGTATTCAGTAACCCCAATCAACGTATCAGCAAGCAGAGTAAAACCACTTACGCCATGTGGTGTGAGAAGAATGGTTTTCGGTTCTCCAAGTTAAGCATCCCGGAGGATTGGCTCTGGGAGTAACTTACCATGTTCGAAAATACCAAGAAGCTGGATCAACCAGCCAAACTACTCGTCATTGACCAGACGTTCACTGCACCTAACCAGCAGGTCCCAGCGTCACTGATCGAGTTCAAGGACCGACAGGCAGGCTACTTTGGTAGTCGATATCACTTCATCATCCAGCGTGATGGCTTGGTGGAGTTTGGGCGTCCTCAGGATAAGCAATCCCCGCTCTCCCGTGTTGCTAATGCCGAGGCGCTCTGTGCAGTGTTGGTGGGAGGGAAGTCACCAGATGGCAATCCCTCCCGGAATTTCACCGAGGCCCAAGAGGAAGCTCTTGAGGGTCTCGTGGAGCTTCTCCGAATGAAGGCCCCGGGCCTCCGGGTGTGCCTCTTGGAGGACCTAGTTTCCCGTAAGAACCGCCACATGCTGTTCAACGTGGATCGATATAACCCCTAAAGTAGGAGCTACCGAATGGCAGCACATGAGCAAAGCGATAGTGAATTCATCAAGCATGTCCCTTGTGAAGAATGTGGCTCAAGTGATGCCAACTCTCTCTACACTGACGGACATACTTACTGCTTCTCCTGTGGTGCCTATGGTGCCTCTGACGGGGACACCTCTACAGTCACCAGCTTCAAGCCCAAGCCTTCCATCGATGGCCTAAAGATCGACAAGGCTCAGGCTCTCCCAGCGCGGTCGATCACAGAGGAGTCCTGTCAGAAGTATGGTTACAAGATGGGGACCTACAACGGTCAGACCTGTCAGGTGGCTATCTACCGCAGGGACGGTCAGGAAGTAGCCTACAAGCTGCGGTTCCGGGACAAGAGCTTCAAGTTTCTGGGGGACCCCAAGAACTCTGGGCTTTTCGGGCAGCACCTCTACAAACCTGGTGGGAAGACCCTGTGCATCACCGAGGGCGAGATTGATGCTCTCACCGTGTCTCAGGTGGTCACTAAGCATAAGTGGCCCGTGGTCTCTCTCCCCAATGGCGCTCAAGCTGCTGTCAAGGCAGTCAAGTCGGAGCTTGAGTGGGTGTCTTCCTTCGAGAAGGTCATCCTCATGTTCGACATGGATGAGCCCGGTCAGAGAGCAGCCAAAGAGGTAGCAGCACTGCTGTCCCCTCGACAGGCTCACATTGCTCACCTCCCTCTCAAGGACCCCAACGAGTGTCTCTTGAAGGGCAAGAGTGCAGCTCTGGTGGACAGCTACTACCAAGCACGACCCTACACCCCTGATGGTATCCTCAACGGTGCTGACCTCTGGGAACGTATTAGTAAGCCTGACAACCGCCCGAGTATCGAGTGGCCTTTCACAGGGCTCCAAGGGAAAACCTCTGGTCTCCGCAGGGGTGAGCTTGTCACAGTCACTGCTGGCTCCGGTGTAGGCAAGTCCCAGTTCTGCCGCGAGATCGCCTACGACATCCTAAAGAAAGGCGATACCGTTGGTTACATTGCTTTGGAGGAAAATGTAAGGCGAACTGCTCTTGGCCTTGTCGGTCTGGAGGCAGATAAGCCTCTCCACATTGACCCCACCAGTATCTCTGATGAGGAGATGAAGAAGGCATTCGATGCCACTCTGGGGACAGGCAGGGTCTACCTCTACGACCACTTTGGTTCTCTGGAGGCTGATAACCTGCTGGACAAGGTCCGGTATCTAGCCAAGGGCCTTGGGGTCAATTGGGTGATCCTCGACCACCTCTCAATTGTGGTCTCTGGGATCGATGATGGGGATGAGCGCAAGACTATCGATGTGCTCATGACCAAGCTGCGCTCTCTTGTGGAGGAAACCGGGATCGGCCTGATCCTTGTGTCTCACCTCAAGCGTCCCGAGGGCAAGACAGGATGGGAGGAAGGTCTCCAAACATCCCTCAATGCTCTCCGAGGGTCGGCCTCTATCGCTCAATTGAGTGACACTGTGATCGGTCTGGAGCGCAACCAGCAGTCCCTCGAGGAGGCCAATGAGGTCACCGTGAGGGTCCTTAAGAACCGCCACACCGGGGACACTGGTGTTGCTGACACCCTTCACTACGACAAGGACACTGGGAGGCTCCATGAAAGCATCTCAATGTTCATGTGAAGATCGCGTCCTTCACTTAGCCGAAAGGTTCTGCCTCTTGGCAGTGAGGGACCCTGATCGCTACTTAGTGCGTTACCAGTTTTGGAACAGTAAAGCTCAATCTCTAGAACACTCAGGATGGAAGAAAATGAACGGTAAAACTCAGCACCAGAAGATCATGGCCCACCTCCAGAAGGCTGGCTCGATCACTGTCCGTGAAGCACTCATCGAATACTCGATCCAGAGCCTCACCAAGCGCATCCAGGAACTCCGTGAGATGGGCCACGAGATCGTGAGCCACGTCAAGTTCCACCCTGTGACCAAGCAGAAATACACTCGCTACACTCTGGAGGCATAAGACATGTTCACCGCACTGCTACTCATCACCCTGCAATCCATCTCGAGCCCTAGCGTTCAGGTTCAAATCTCCGTGGCACACCCGGAGGCTCTGGGGTCACCTGAGGAATGCCTTGAGGTCTACCCGGAGGTTCTCTTCGACTTCAACGAGAACTTTCGAGCAAGCCTCACCGAGGAGGAATACGCTGATGTTCTCTTCGCTGATGTAGATGCGCAGTGCGTGTCTTGGACGAATAGCTAACGAATAGGAGTAGATACTCATGGCATCTTACGTTTTTGATATTGAGACCGATGGTCTCTACGCTGACCTCACGAAGGTCCATAGCCTTGTGCTCAGGGACGTGGATACCAACGAGGTCTACTCCTACACGCCTAACGAAATCGAGCAGGGCCTCTGTCAGATGATGGAAGCGGATAAGCTGATCGCCCATAACGGCATCAACTTCGATATCCCGGCCCTCTCCAAGGTCTACCCGTGGTTCTCTGTGGGCCGTAAGCGGGTGGTCGATACCCTCGTAATTTCACGCCTTACCATTCCCAATCTCAGTGACCGGGATTTGAGGATGGTTCAGACAGGGAAGCTCGATAGTAAATATCGCGGCTCTCACAGTCTTGCTGCGTGGGGTTGCAGATTGGGGGTTCTCAAGGGTGACTTCGGTCAATCTACGGATTGGTCTGAGTGGTCCCAAGAGATGCAGGAATACTGCGAACAGGATACGGAGGTCACTCTCCATCTGTGGAAGCACCTGTCAGCAAAGCAGCCCAGCCAACAAGCGGTGGAACTAGAACATGCGGTAGCTTGGATCATCTCCGAGCAAACCCGTCATGGTTTCTTGTTCGATCGTGCGAAGGCTGACAAGCTCATGCAGCGCCTCGCCTCTGAGCGGGCCGCCATTGACGACGAACTACAGACCGTGTTCGATCCGTGGATTTCTGCTGTCGAAGAAAAGACACCAACTCGAGATGTGAATTACAAATCAGTCACCCGTCACTCGACGTGGGCTGGTGCGTCTTACACAGTCATCAAGCACAATGTCTTCAACCCCAACTCCCGGCACCACATCGCTAACCGCCTCAAGGCGCTCTACGGGTGGAAGCCAAAGGAGTTCACTGACAAGGGGCAGCCCAAGATCGACGAGAACGTCTTGGGCCGCCTGAGCTACCCCGAGGCACAGCAACTGTCTCGGGCAATGATGCTTCAGAAGCGCATCTCCCAGCTTGGCGAGGGTGACAACTCTTGGATCGGTCTGGCCGATACTGAGGGGCGCATCCACGGTGAGGTCAATACCAACGGTGCTGTCACTGGCCGTATGACCCACAACAAGCCCAACCTCGCCCAGGTTCCTTCTCTCAAGAAACCTTTTGGCAGGGAGTGCAGAGAACTCTTCACTGTGCCCAGCGGCAATAAGCTGGTCGGTGTCGATGTCTCTGGCCTAGAGCTTCGTATGCTGGCCCACTACCTCGCCCATTTCGACAATGGGGCCTACGGGGAAGAAGTGGTGAATGGTGACATCCATACAGCAAACCAGAAGGCCGCTGGTCTCCCCACAAGGGACAGCGCCAAGACCTTCATCTACGCATTCCTCTACGGTGCTGGCTCCGAGAAGATCGGGTCCATTATCGGCAAGGGTGCCAAGGAAGGTCAGAAGCTCAAGACCACGTTCCTAGAGGCTACCCCAGCGCTCTCCAAGCTCATCACTATGGTGACCAAGGCGGCAAGCAGGGGTTACCTCGTGGGCCTCGATGGGCGTCAACTCCATATCCGTAGCTCCCATGCTGCTCTGAACACCCTCCTGCAATCCGCAGGGGCTCTGGTGTGTAAGCAGTGGGCAGTGGAGATGGACAAGGCACTCCTCGAGCGTGGCCTCAAGGATCGCTGTCAGGTCGTGGCTAACGTCCATGATGAGCATCAATACGAGTGCGATGAGGAGATTGCCGAGGAGATCGGGAAGCTCTCTGTCGAGTGCATCAAGAAAGCAGGACAACACTTCAACATTAAGGTGGACCTAGATGGCGAATACAAAGTCGGGAACAACTGGGCGGAGACCCACTAAGCAAGCCCCCAAGAAAGCAGAAGTGGAGAAGGCATGTAAGAACTGCCTCTTCTTCAACCAGACCAGCAACATGTTCGCCCACTGCCATCGATACCCTGAGCCCCTCAATGTGGGCTCTGGGCATTGGTGTGGAGAGTTCAAGGAGAAACAGTAAGATGCTCACAGCATTGATCGACGGAGAC